TGCCAAAGCCGCGCCTGGTTTAATTGGTGGGGTAGGCTGGTTTTGGTCTGCAATAGCCGGGTGTTTCTCTTTTAATTCCTGCCAGTGTCTTTTTAAATTCATTACTTGCCCTCAAATTCTTCACGCAAATAATTGAGTGATACGATGGTAAGGTCGCACCCACCATGTTGAACCTCATTCAATACCCATATGCCCCGCCAGGATGAGTTAGTTTGTGGGGTAAGGTAGTCTTCATCATTCTGGTAGAATATCCCGGCAAACAGTCCGAGTATGTTGGTTCCGTCAGCCCTCCTGCCAAAAGCTATATCCCTATCTTGAACATGCCCCATGACACACGACATCATCTTTTTGGCTAACATGTTCCGAGCGCTGCTCACTGGCCGACCCATAATCCCAGAGGTGAAGTAGTGAGAGTATGCAATGCCATCAACTACCGCGACTTCCAAGAAGTCATACACCTCCCAGCCCATCTCTTTTAGCTTGAGATCATGGTAGCCTATCAGCCCTTCCAGCTTGGCATCACTCTCAATCGCCCTCTCAATACGGTTCTCATGGTTTCCCAGGGTAAAAATCATCCTGGGGTTCCATCGCTTGTCCCGGTTCCTGATTAGCCTTTCCTGCTCTTCCCGTATCGGCTGCAAGAATAACTCCATCCCGGCAATCCCCGCTTCGATGTCATCCAGGTAACGCCTACCCTCAAACGACTTCTTGCCGACATCCCATGATGATAAGCTTGGCATATCAAAATGATCGCCAATATGCACAATAACATCTGGCTTTTTCTTTGCTGCATACAGTCCTGCCCATCGTAAATGCTCAGTGGGTTCGCCTGGTTTTACTTGAGTGTCCGGGATTACTAAATGTCTCATTCTATTCTCCATAAAAAAAGCGGCCCGAAAGCCGCTAGATGTCCTGCTTTGCAACCGCAGCCAAGCCGCAGATCACAAAAATAATCATATAAATAATCACCGTAATCACCACCAATACCAGTTGAGGCAGGATTATAGCGAGGTGAGATATTATTCCAAATGCTTTTTGTCTATTCATTATATACCATAATATCATAAGCCCGTTGTCGCCACAGGTGGGCTAACCCTGCTACACAGCCGGAGAGAAAACGGCTTGGCTTAATTGCAAGTAGTAGTACCCCAGGCATTAGTTCTGCAAGTGGTACTCTGGGTTCCGTTAGTGATTACAGTATTACCCCAGGCATCCTTTCTAGCAGTGGTGCCATCGCTGCCACGCAGGTTACCCCAAGCATCAGTACGGTAAGTAGTGCCATCGCTTCTGCGAGTGTTACCCCAAGCATCTTTCCTGTAGGTCAGGCCAGTGCCTGTATCCCTAGTATTGCCCCAAGCATCAGTCCGCAGTGTTCCATTTGTTCCGCTATCACAGTGGTACTTAGTGTTACCCCAAGCATCTGCCCGGTAGGAACATGCAGCGTTAGCATTACTGCTGGCAAACAACACTAGCACCAATAAGATAACTGCATGCCACCTGCGAATAACAATAGGGTAGCTGTTGGCGTTAAAGTGCATAACAATAAATGGCTTGTCGATACTGTGTTTAAACAGTTGCCAGTTAGCATATCGGTGCGCTTCTTTTATCTTGTCTTTCATACGACCTCCTAGAATGGAATGTCTTCAGTGATTGGAGAGTTTACAACCGGGTCAGTGTACTTAGAAGCAGCCGGAGCAGCACCATCAGTATAGAATACTTTCACATTGCCCAGGATGGGTGGACGTTCTTCACCAGCCTCGCGCTCTTCCTTACTCTGAGACTGTGCGATGAAGCCATTGTTCTCATACTGATCAACTTGGTCAGTGTCGATAAACGTAGTCATATTCAGATAGGTAGCAGTGCTGCCATCTTTCTTGGTAACTTGCGTCATGCGAGACTTGTCGATTTTAGTAACGTCGAGTGATACAGATACACCTATTTTCATTTTAAGTTCCTTACTTCAGATATAATTTCAGTGACGGCCAACAGTATCTGCTCGGCCAGGTTAGTAATAAATTCCTCATCACGCTCAACACGAACGATCATAGGTTTAATATCAGGGTGGTAACTCATAAAGTCCCACCATTTACGCCCGGTAATATACATGCAACCCTGCACCTGAGCATAATGTTTGGTAGGGCATACTTTTTCCCGCGCCCATGTTACATGGTTGTGTGCTGCTGGGCATTTGATTTCAATACCACCATCATCACCCACCAAACCATCAGGGCTGCAACCAAACTCACCAGAGTTATCAAGGATAAACCCAACTTCTTCAACCTCATTGCCTGTCTCTAACTCGTAATAGGCACGGGCCTCTGGCTCTAAATCAGTGCCGCGCTGCATAGCATCAGTCACAAATATGGGTTCCGACCTACCAGTAAGTCTCTCAGAGATCATCAGGTCGATGTATCGGTCAGCAGATGCACTTGCCTTTCCCTTACTGGTGACTAGCTTGTGGAACTGACTAGCACTAGGTCGTCCTACCCTAGCCGCCAGCCATTCCTCACTGCCCTGCTCGGCTTCAAGAATCCGCATTTTGGGCCTTCTTGTTTAACATCCCCAATGCCTGATCAAAGCGCATAGCGGGTAAGTCTTCAACAGTATTACACTTAAACACCTGACAGAACTTCTTAACGTCAGACTCTGTAATCTCCAGCAGTGACTTCAACTGTGCAGCCTGGGCACTGTCTATCGGAGCATCCTGAACAGCACTGGGTAGCGCCTCGCCCTGATAGATATACAACCCTAACCCATGCATGGCGATTGCTTTTACGAGACACCTGATACGGGCATCAGAGATATCCCTAGTGGTGGGGTTAACAATAGACTTGTTACGGTTATCCATTACCGGGAGCCACATGCTGTGCGTCTTGCCCTCAACAGTGACAGATACATTGACCTCGCAAGTCTCATTCTCCAGAAAGGTGGGTGGGCAGAAAGCATAGCTGCTATCTGGGTAGTGTTCATTCAGTGTCTGCCACGCCCATGCCCAGGATAGGTAGGATAGGTTGCCCTTCTTTTCAACATGCTTGCTACAGTCTATAGCTGATAGCGTTTTCCAAACATTACTCATTTGATTACCCCTTGTTTTCTCAGTAGTGTATTGATTCGCAGTATCTCGTCTAGCAGCCACTGCCTGTTAATTAAGTCCCGCAGTCCGGTTGGCTTGGTCTGCAAGACTACGTCCATCTCGTGAACGGTTTTCAAAAGATCATTGTTATTCATGCTACCTCCGACTTAGCTGTGTCACATTGCTCTTGAGCATAGCGGTCTCCATACCCCTCATAGTAAGCAGGGGATTGATTAGGCAGCGCCTCATGGCCGTGGACGCAATCATACTCGCCCTTGCAGTAATCAGTCATATCATTAATGTTCATAGTGATACTCCCGGTCAGCAGCCATATCAGCATCGAACAAGCTACACTCGATAAGGTGGTACTCGATCTGCTCACGCATTAGTTTACCCAGAGCAGCATCATCCTTAGCCAGCACTGCTGTGCGGATGTCATCAATGATATTCATCTCATGGGCATGGTTTTGCTTGCGCTGGTAATCAGATAGGCCACAACCCTGGTGCGGGAACTTAACGCCATCAAGGCTGACAGCTTCCCATACTAACATCGGGTCTTTAAGTTTATCGCCTAGCATCTCTTTGGCGATCTCTTTGGTACGTTTTGAATAGTCCATGTTACTTCCTCATTTGTGTGTGTGCCGTCTATTTTACATAATGATTATCTATTGTCAAACATCTGTTGCAAATTATTTAACGTAGGTATATTATCAAAACTCAATAACTAGGAGAGAGCAGTGGATATTAATAAATCATTAGATCACTTCATGCGCGAGCATGGTATGAGCCAGATGGACTTGAGCAGAGAAGCCCATTTGAACCCGGCAACCATTAGCCTGATACGCAATGGTCATCGAGAGCCACGGTGCAGCACCTTGAAATCAATGGCTGACATCTTTGGTGTGAGAGTATCTGAGTTTATCGCGGCAGGTGAACATGGATAATCCAGGCTACTACGCCATCATCCCTGCCACAGTCAGATACGATGATAGGTTAACGCCTAATGCCAAGCTGTTGTATGGCGAGATCACTGCGCTGTCCAACAAAGAGGGGTATTGCTGGGCAGGTAATGCCTACTTTGCCAATCTATATGGTGTGACCAAGACATCTATCTCAACATGGATAGGTAACTTAAAGGATTGTGGGTACATATCACTTCAAATGCAGTACAAGGAGGGTACTAAACATATCTTAAATAGGTATATAAGAATTCTTGGGGAGGGTATGCAAGAAAACTTGGATACCTATGCAAGTAATCTTAATGACCCTATACAAGAAATCTTAATGGTTAATAATACATCTAATATTACACCTAATATTACAGTTAATAGTATTGTCGATTTTGATTCATTCTGGAAGTTGTACCCAAGGAAAGCAGGAAAGAAGACAGCTAGTGATAGGTGGAATCAGATCAAGCCAACTCAAGATGTGATGGCTATGATTGAAGAGAATGTAACTCAGCGTCTGGATTCTGGTGAATGGGATGTTAACAATCAATCCTTTATCTTGCATGCCAGCACCTACCTCAACCAGGCTCGATGGGAAGATGAAGTTATCGGGACTGCTAAAAATAAAACTAAAACTAATACCGACTCTATCAAGGCTACACCCCTGATGGACAAGGTTACTGATAGATCATGGGCGGAATAAATGTGGATACTACCGAAGAACTACCAACTGTCATCAGCTTTTGCAGCGGATATGGTGGCATCGAAAGAGGACTTGACCTTGCCGGGCTTGAACATAGAGTCATCGCTTATGTGGAGATCGAAGCCTTCGCCATTGCGAACTTGGTTAACAAGATGGAAGACGGGATCATACCTCCCGCACCTATATACACGGATATTAAAACCTTCCCATCGGAAATCTTTCGAGGAAAAGTTAGCATCCTTACATCTGGCTATCCATGCCAACCTTTCTCAGCAGCAGGTAAGCGAATCGGAGAAGATGACCCCAGACACCTCTGGCCGCATATACGGAGACACATTAAATCAATTAGACCTGTTCAATGCTTCTTTGAAAACGTCGAAGGGCACATCTCGCTTGGACTCTCCAGCGTCATCAGCGATCTGGAAGAGGATGGTTATCGATCAGCGTGGGGAATATTCTCAGCGCGTGAAGTTGGTGCTCCACACCATAGAAAGCGAGTCTACATCATGGCCGACACCATCAGCGAGAGATTGGAAGGACACACCGGGCATGGCGAAGACTGCAACCAATCCAGATGGGTCGGAGAGAAAGAGAAACGACCAGTTAGCAAGGGCAGTTTATGCAACGGAGAACCCAATCTCTGGCCACCTGAACCCGGACTGGGTCGAGTGGTTGATGGGTGTCCCGACAGGGTGGACAGGATTAGGCTCCTGGGAAACGGAGTAGTCCCACAGACAGCAGCAAAAGCATACACAACATTATCGGAGAGATTAATATGAAACGCATAAAAAATGAAACCGTATTAAAACCTTTTGTTGGTGAACACGAATACTTCCAAGAGGGTAAGTCATACACCTACCGGCAGTACACTGATTGGACTGTTAAAAAATCACCTAATGGCCCGGTTAAATACGACACCATCAAGGGTAGGCTAAACAATAGGCCGTACTGCACAGCAGAAGAGTTGCTGCCCATCCATATGTTCCAGAGCCAAGAACTTAAAGTTAAAAGAAAGATGGAGATAGCCAAGAAAAGAAAGAACGATAAACGATCTGGATTTCATGGCAACAAACTACCTCCGGCTGACTCTTTGTTATACGAGCAGACAGTCTGGAAGGCAGTGTTCTCTCAGGCTATGCTCCGCGCTAGTATCACTACATTCACCTGTCACTGGGGTAAAGATAATGCCTGAAGGCTACAAAGTTAACAGTCAGGAGAGCCTAGATAACTACCTGATGTTTGTTAAACAACTGTTTGCAGACAAGAAGTATGTCACGTTCAACTATAAGCTAGGCAAGCCCAGGACTATTAAACAGAATAGTTCCATGTGGAAATTCTGCCAGCAGATAGCCGAGAGATGTAATGATGCTGGGTATGAGATGCAGACTACCAGCCCTGTGTTATCTAAAACAATAGAGACTCCATGGACTGACAGGAGTGTCATGGATAATATCTGGATGCCTGTGCAGAGGGCGATGTACCCTAACAAATCGGAGAGTAGTTCCGAGTTAGACACCTATGAAGTATCCCCGGTAGCCGAGACTGTGATTAGGTTTCTGGGTGAGAACTATAAAATACATGTAATGTTTCCCAGCAAGGATTTTAAAGATGGCAATTAAGCGCGATGCGGCAGATAAGTGGTTTAGTGACGTAGTAAGACAGAAGGCTGGGTTCGTATGCCAGCACTGCAAGAAGTCTGATGCCAGGATGGAGTGCGCTCACATTTATGGCCGGGCTGCCAAGTCAGTCAGGTGGTCGTTAGATAATGCTGTATGCCTGTGCCACTACTGTCACATGAAGTTCACTGCTAACCCCTTTGAGTTTACAGCCTGGGTACTAGACACCCATGGGGTAGGCCACTTAGAGATGTTGCGCGAGAAGTGGAACGTACTGATGCCCACTAACAAGAAGCTACGGGCAGAGATTGCTAAACACTACCGTGAAGAATTCAAGAAGATGAAAGAAGATGAAACCTATGAGCCTGTATCATACAATTAGGAGAATGTTATGAGCCAAGAAAATGTTTTAGATCATATGCTAGACACCATAGAGAAGCACAACTATACAGACCTGCGAGAGCAGATGCTTAACATTCTGGAGTCAGCAGTATACGGCAATGCCAGTGGCTATGCCCGAAATGAACTGCACAATATGTGGCTTGAGATTCAGGATAGGATTGATGGAGACTCTATCCCACCAGATGCAGAAGAAATTAGTTTGCTTAATCCAACATTTAATGTAGACTAAAAGAGTGTCGACCGAGATGGCTTCACACTTCCTCAGATATCGGATTGCCGTCCGATGTTTGGACTAAAAAGCCTTGATTAGTTTCAGGGTTTTTTTTCTTTAGTTATTACTGATTATGATGTAGACTGAAACAGTTGTCGGAATTCCCCGGCAATGTAACTTTATCGTTTTCTACTTTGTTTCCCCTATTGGCCCTGCTTTTTAGCGGGGTCTTTTTTTGGTATAATCGGTGCATGAGCAGAGA